CTGTTGATTGGTTTCATACTGGTCAGTTTGAAAAAACATTCTTTCAAACCAAACGGTCATTCTACCAGAACCAGATGTACTATCATCTCCTGGAATATTAGCTACTTGATAAGTATAATTGACAATTGCTTTAATAGCATTTGGTTGTCCAGTACCGGCTAAATCAATATTCAATGGAGTGCCAGCTACGAAAGTAATAATTCCATTCACAGGATTCAAAACTACGTTAACGGTAGAATTGAAACTGGATGGAACAATATTTGGCTTTCTTAATTCGGCCTTGATATCAACTGGTGTGACTAAAATACCACCTGGACCTACAACACCTACGGCTGGAACGATAACAGATTCATTCCAAGAAACATTGGTAAAGGCTTTGGTTTTAATATCGTCAATGACCCCAATAGGTGCAGTGCCATTACTGACGGTAGCCATTACCTGGTTACCAATAACGGTTAATTCAGCCACTTGACCTGGCTGAAATTCTGCGGATGGATCGCAGATGAAAGAAACTGGAAGAGTATTTCCAACCTGAACTAAACGTAACATTATGATATCATTGAGGATTTTACCTCAATGCTCCTGCTAAAAATTATTTTCATGAACTATCCTTAGTAAACTATACCATCTCATTGATATATATCCGATTATGGAGATAAATATGTTTACTGCTTCTGATATACCTAAAATCATTAAGTTATACGAATCTGGAAAATCACAACAAATAATTGCAGAATTATTTCTATGTAATCAAAAAACTATTTCTAATATTTTGCGACGTAATGGCGTCATATCAAGAAATGATGGCAATAAAAAATATTATGATATTAACACTTCATTGTTTAAAATGATCAATACCGAAGCGGGGGCATACTTTCTAGGACTTTTGTATGCTGATGGAAATGTGCAAATAAAAAATAGTGCTTACTGTGTGTCCCTTAAACTAAAATCTAATGATCAATGTATCATCGAAAAGTTTCGAGACATTATGTCTCCATCTTCTTCCGTTAAGATAACTCAGAATAAAAATTCTCCTAATACATATTCATACTTTCGTGTCAATCAAAAAGAAGTGTGTGAACAACTTATTTCACATGGTTGTGTGCCTAACAAATCTCTCATTCTAGAATTTCCTACAACCGTTCCTAACGAACTTATACGCCACTTCCTGCGTGGCTATAGCGATGGCGATGGAACAATTTATAAAAACAAGTTTAAGCACAAGAAAACCATCAATACTATTTGGAAGATCATATCTACTAAACAATTTTGCGAACAGGTTGCTAAAATACTAAAAGAGCAATTGGATGTTAATTGCTCTCAATCATTATCTAGTACTAAAACAAACAAAATCACCACTACATTAGTAGTCGGTGGAAATTTACAATCACGCAAAGTTCTTGACTGGCTGTATCAAGATGCAACGATCTATCTACCACGCAAGCATGAAAAGTACTTAGAATTTATAAAGAGTTAATCTCTTTCGTCCTCAAAATCTTCCATAGGAACTTCATTTTCGGAGACTTCTAGAGTATCTTCTTTAATTTCCATTCCCATTAACTCATCGTCAGAGGCATCAAAATCAAAAGTTGGAGAATTGAGCAGTTCAGCAAAGTCAGGATCAATATCTGTGTCTTTAACATTATTTCTGTCAAACGGAAGGGGGACATCAGCCATATTGAATGGTGTGCCGTGATGCTTTAGATTCTCAACTTCTTCTTCAGGAGTTAGACTTTTAGTATGATGATCAGTCAGCGCTGATCTTTTTTTTTGAGCGATGCTCTTAAACTCAAGAGCTTCATCTCCTGGTCCCGGTTTAGATGGCTTCGGCTTGAGACTCTCAAATCTCAAAGTGTCACCTGGACCAGTCATTGGAAGGCTCTTAATAGATATATCTTCGCCTGGCTGTGGGTTGTTTGGATCAATTGGCTTGGCTGGATTCTTCATCCAATCATAGATTTTACCGAATGAACGATTTGGATCCATAACTTGCTTAGCATCAGCTTCTGACATAACATTGGTTGGTCCAATGAATTTACCGATTTGGTGATCAGAATATCCAAGATGACGTAGGACTAGATTGAATTTAGCCTTAGCAATTGGGTTCCCCTTAGCAAACTCATGCATATCACGTTGAGTCAATCCCGCTTCCATTAACTTATGAATGGATGGCATTTGTTGAACGTCACGGGCCTCGTTGCTTTGCGCAAGCTTTTGTAGAAGTTGCAGAATTTGATCCGCCCTGGCGGTCATCCCATGCTCTTCGAAAATTTCTAGAGCAGCGTGGAGGCAGTCTGCGGCCTTAGCAAGAGCTGGCTTCTCGCCGGCCACTTGCTTGCGCAACTGCTTTTCCATTCCTACAATTAGTTCGTCTTCAAAAAGAGATTTAGGCATTGTGTCCTTATACAAAAAACTTTGCGACTTTTAGTGCGGTCATTATCTGACTGACTAATTTTTCTTTGACTTCTGGGTCGGTAATGTCATGCTCTTTAGCTAATTTAGACGCCTCTTCAGATAGAGAACTCTCTCCTTTTAGAACACTACCAATTTTCTTAGCTAAATTAATCAATTGGGATATTGGAGACATCACTAGCATATTATGCAAATCGTGCTCGTTGATACCTAACACATCGATTTTGCTCATTAAATCAGACAAAGAAAAAGCCTCGCTAACCAATTGCTCTACGGCCATCGATTGCAAGACTTTTGTTACTTCTTTAGATTCTTTGCGCATACCTGCCCGGTCGAAAATATCGGCCGCAGTATTCAAAAGGTCAGCAGCTTGAGCTAGCTTATTGAAACCGTGTGTATCTTCGGTCTGGTTTTTGACTAAAGTCTTCTCCATTGAACGATATAACTCGTCCTCAAAGCTGCTCTGTTTATACATGTTTGACCTTACTTAGAAGATTTAGATGATTTCTTGTCGTCCTTCTTATCGGACTTCTTGGAATCACTCTTCTTGTCTTTTGCAGAATGAGAATCGCTCTTCTTGGAATCAGACTTTTTATCGTCCTTCTTCTTGAAAGGGTTAGACTTCTTGTCCTTAGCAGACTGAGAGTCGCTCTTCTTAGAATCCTTCTTGGACTTCTTAGAATCCTTTTCCTTCTTCTTGGCTTCAACAGTCAAAGAAGCAATCTTTAGGACTAGAGCAGAACCACGACCGAGACCAACGGAGTCTAGAGCGGCAGATGCAGTTAGCAAGCTGTCGATAGCCACGTCGAATGCGGCGGAAGCTTCTAGATCGTCATCAGCAGAGCTGGAGTCGGAATCAGAATCCTTCTTCTTGCGCGCATCATTGTCATCGTCATCAGCATCGCTGGAATCGGAATCCTTCTTTTTGCGTGCATCATTGTCGTCCCAAGCACTGGAAGAATCTGAATCTGAGTCAGATTCTTTCTTTGCCTTACGGGCGTCATTGTCATCATCATCGGCCATAGAAGAATCGCACTTGCAATCTTCTTTACCACAAGATGAACACTTCTTAGCATCATTCATGTCTTGTGCATACTTGTATTGAACATCGAACAACGCTTTGTGTTCTTTGCTGTTTAGAACCGCATTCATAGTTGCGGCTACAAAATCTGATACGCTTTGGTTTTTCATTTGTATCCTCGTTCTAGGTTAAGCTTTAGAACACACCCTTTTTGTTACCAAAGAGGGCTGACAACTGGGTATAAGAGTCATCCTCGACTGCTTGAGCTGGAGAGAATTCTCCGTCAACTCTGAGACCAACCTGTGGCATAGAGCCAGCAGACTTGCGCAAGCTACCTGGTTCATGACGGGCAACGACCTTCTTAAGAGATTCGAATGCGTCATCGTTGAACTTCATAACCTGGTCAACTTGATCAGAGATGGTTGCTCTGTCGTGACGGCATAGGCCACGGTCAACCATATCGTAGGTTAGTTCATAGGCACGGGCTAGCTTGACTCTGAAGGTGTTTAGTTCTTCTTCCATAGCTGCCTTGACATGCTCCTTTACCATCTCACTGGCAAATTCGCCTCCGCCCTCAACTTCACCGAAGTACTTCTTCCAGTAAGCAACTGCATCCTTATCCAATCCGTAAGCGGCTAGTGCCTCTACGTCATTTGGATCAAGCTTGCCTTCAGAAACTAGTCTCTGAATTACTTCTGCTTCCTTACGAACCTTTGGTGGAGCCTTAGCGACTTCCATCATAGCCTTGTTTACTTCTGGGAGAGTCTCAACCAATCCGAGGCTATCGGATGGCTTTACGTCCAATTCGGTTTGACCGTCAGAGTGCTTGTCAGCAGCATCTAACATATCGCTCCACTTTTGCTTGGACATATCCTGGATTTCTCCGTCTTCTTCTTTACCGAGAGCATCAGCAGCCAACTTGGCTCTGAGCGCTACACGGCCTGCTCTATCATCAAATGATGCCATAGTTAACTTCTTTCCGGCCAACTCTGGTGGTACTTTCTCACCTTGTTCAAAAGTAAGATCGTTGTCGTCAGCCAAACCTTCTAGTAGTGACTCCTCGTGAGGTTCATGTTCACCACCGCCGAGAAGACTTTCAAATCCCTCTAGTGATTCATCATGTGATCCGAGACCTTCGTCATCACCCATATGGTCCTGATCGTCACCCATCATTTCTTGAACGGCGTCCAAGTCTGCATTGGTGTCGTTAATTAGTCCCATCAAATCACCGCCATCTGCGGAGTGATTGTCCTCGCTCATAGTTTCTCCTTCGGCTAGTGATTCAAGTTCTGATTCAATCTCAGCACGCTTGACAATTGCCTTGGTACCACGAGCATACTTGACAAAGGCGGTCATTAACTTAAAACCATCTGCAACAGCAGTTTTGGCTTCATTCAATGCGTCGTCTACAATATTGCCTACAAAATCTTGGTTAGATTCGGTTACGGCACCCTTGTCGTACATACCAACAATCATATCTAGTTCTTGCTGGTGTTCTGTTAGTTCTGCAATCGCTTCCTTCATTGCATGAGTTAGAGCGCCATTAAGTTCTTTTCTCAAAGTGTTGAGAGTTGAAGTACTGAAGTTAGAGGCAGTAGACTCTTTGGAAGTCTTCTTCTTTGCATCTTGGTCATCAGCGGCCATTGGACCACCGGCTGGACCACCCACACCGCCTGCACCACCTGCTTCACCTGCTGGAGGAGCGGCTTCTGGACCTGCGCTACCCATTTCGGCTTGTTCACCGGTTAGGGCACGAACTGCTTCTACTAGGTCAGAGCTTAGATCTCTTACCTTCTCAGCGAGTTCAACTGCGCTTTGCTTTGGGTCACCAGACTTGCCTGCATCCTCGGCTGGAGGGCCGGCATCTGGAGCGCCTGCACCCATATCACCACCTGGTGGTGCGCTGGATGGGTCACCTGCTGGAGGTCCACCGGCTGGTGGAGCGCCACCTGGAGCTGGTTGGGCTCTTTTAATTAGCTTGTTTACGGCATCAGCACCTTGAATTTTGACCTTTTCGATCAACTTGGCGCCGAAATCCTTAGTAGCAATTGAGTCATATAGAACGTCAGTGTTTCCGCCGGATAGTTCAGAGACAGACGCAGTTAACAATAGCTTGTCACCTAGGAATACTTCCCAAGCGCTTCTTGCTTTGTTCTGTGTGCCGTTACTGTTGGCAGCCTTGACGAATCTGGCACGTAGTTGGGCGCGTGCTAGCATTTGTTTACGCTTCAACTCATCCTTTGGATCAACGGAGGATGGAGAAGGGTGCATGCCATCTACTGGGCCTACGCCTGGGAATGGTGGTTGTCCAACCATGTGCTTATCTTCATAATCACGTAACTCTTCGTTGAGCTTATCCTTTGGATACTTGACTTTACCTGGAGTTGGCTCGTTTACACCGCCAGCACCATGCCAGTAAGCCTCTTTGCTTCTCAAAGCGTCTTTGGCCATATTGACAATGGCATTACGCTTGAGAGCACGCTCTTCTGCTTCAGCACGGGCTAACATCTTCTTACGAGCTAACTCGTCAGAAGGGTCAGCCGAAGCTGGTGAAGGGTGCATTCCATCCACTGGACCAACCTCAGGGAAAGGTGGTTGACCGGTCATGTGCTTGTCTTCGTGTTCACGAAGTTGCTCATTAAGACCGTCCTTTGGATATTTTACTTGGCCTGGAGTTGGCTCATTAACGCCACCGCCACCCTGGAAATAAGCTTGCTTATTGATTTCTTTTGATCCAGACATATGTTCCTCTTGTATTTTAGTAGAAGTAGTTTTAGCTAACTTATCCAAGCTCTTTTTCATTTGGTTTAACGTTGCTTCAATTGATGCAGTAACTTGTTGAAGCTCAGCCAATGATTCCGCCTCTACATCTGCGGATGCAAGCCTTATGGCTTGCGGAGTTTGGAGAGCCAATCCAGAATCCGGGGTTGTGCCATCATCCATGGCTATCGAACCTGACGATTGATTATATGTTGAAGAATTAGTATCTTTTTGAGAATTTTTTACATTCTTAAACTCTTGAACCTTACGAAAGGCTTCATCCAATTCACTCTTAAAATGATCAATATCGCTTGCTTCGACGTTAAAAGAGGCGCTTCCGCCACCTTCTTCGCCATTAGGATCTGACACGTGTACATTAGCACTAAACTTAAGATCGGCTAGCTTTTCTAATTCTTTAGCACGATTCTCTAGATAAGTGTTCATGGTGTTTGCTGCGGCGATGATGTGTTTGATGTTGGCTCTAGGATCAGCACCATTTACAACGATAGATAACTCAATTGGGTTGAGGTCTACGTTGATTTCACCGTAACAAGTCTTGTTCTTCATATGGTTGCAGAAGTCTTGCTCAGCACGAGCGACTCTACCACAGTCATAACAGATGGCTCTTCCTACTGCGGTACCCATAGATACACAGTTAGAAACGCCGGTTGAAATTTGTCTAGCTAATTGAGGGAATCCGGCCTTATCTAAGGCGCACAACGCAATCACTCTCTTGAGGCTGCGATCGTAATAGGTATCAACGATAAAACCTCTAACATGGTCAACCGAACTCGATTTATGATCCACGCATAGAGGCTTGTGCTTCCACTTCTTATAAGCTTTTGTTAATTCTGCTTCTGGAAATATGTCGCCATTAGAATTCTTATATGGCTTAATACTAGGGTCATTAGATGCCCATTTCCATGTGCCACCACTAGTGTCCCAACCTACTACTACCGGCTCGCCCTTTAATGTTAGCTTTGGTGTACCGTCTTCGTTTAGTGCGGCAGCTTCAGCGGCATGCATCATAACGGCAGAGAAATAGAGAAAGTCTTCAGCTCTAGGCGCAATCTTCTTTAGATTAGTTGCGAATTTCCTAAAGTTCTCCAAGACCTCAGCACTCACTTCAGGAAGACATGATTCCATGTTCTCAAGTTTAATTTCGTGGGCTTCGCCTAGTTTAATAATGGGCATTCGTGTTAGCTCCCTGACTTCTTTTGTGAAGAATCAGTTGACTCGTCAGATTGTTTGACGAGTTCCTTAGAACGATTCTTGACAGCTTTCTTCTGATCTTCAGTCAGTTCTTCGCCGTCAACAACGTTTAATATTTTTCCATCACCGTGTTTAATAAACATAAACTCTCCAAACGGGAGACCACACAGGTATAATGTAATATTGCTACAAATTTCCGATCTACGACCGAAAACTTCATCTAATATGCAGCGATATTACCATCTTTCTCATTTCCCTGATGGCATCCTCTCCTCTACAGCATCATTTAGCTGCTCTTGTCTTTGATTATAGAGATCGACAATTAGCGGCGTCTTCTTCTCTATTTTCATTTGTAAATCATTGCTAACTGAGTCTACCCAACTACTAGCTAATATATTAGTTTGAATATGAGATTTGATTCTTTCATCAATGATTTCATCAATATCATCACACTGTTTTTGGATACTCTCAATGAAAGTTACCACATTTTTGATGAAGTCTTTAGAATGCAAGTCATTAAACAATTCAGAGAACTGATTAACACTAACCTCTAAGTCATCAATGGCCGCAATGAACGATTTCATTAATTTGAGGGTTTGAGTATCGCTTTCGAAGGTCTGCATAAGATTAACGCAATCAAAAGCTATCCTCTTGAACTTATCAAAATTATCAATGGCCTTATCTCGAAAACGTCTAATGACGGCACGAGCCTTCATAACATCTTCAGGCGTCATATCTGGGTTGTCCTTGAATGGTGTCTTCATGATATTCAAATGATCTGCGGCCTGCATTAAGAATTTTTCGGCAGCCTTAAAATACAATAGTGCCTTCTCTGCCTGCTGCTTTTCGCTGTCAGACACATCATAGCTCATTTGTACGGAGTAAGACTTTTTAATCATTCAATGACCCACCTCTGAGAAGAAACCATCCATACGTTCTACTGGCCCAAAACCTCGTTGCCCAGCATCATTGTCGTATTCTCCCACATTAGGGAGAGAAACAGTCTCACTAGGATCATGCCGAAATAATGGTGGACTATCATAATTTTGACGAGTGGGGTATTGGTCTAATGTAGACGGATATAGTGAGTCCATTGGGTCTTGTTTGGTCTGAGATAGATATGGAGAGAACGATCCTTGATGTCCCTCATCCAAGAAACTATCGCGATTATCACCTATGTACTCTCGCTCATTAGATACTATATCAGCACTATTAGTATCCTTATCGGGCTTGCAGTGACGAATGATC